GAGGTAATAAAGCACACACCTATAGAATAACTTTCTTTGGCAACACTATATCATTAAAGAACTTATTAGGTGAAGATTTGTTGTCTGACTTAGATTGGTTAAATAACTTTAGCGTTGATGAGAATGGTGATGATTTACTATGGAATCCTGCCTTTATAGAACAATATTTAACAGAATCTGTAGATGATAGGACTGTTGATGGTGTAGTTTATCCTAATGCAATTCAAGTTCCTTTAATAACACATACTCAAAGGCTTTATTATGATAGTGATACTGCTGCATCCATACTTGATTCAGGTGATTTGCATTATCACGATGCTGGAGGTACGCATAGACACGGAGTTAAATGGAATGAGTTAAAATTTGCTATAAAATTAAAGATAATAATAAAAGCAATAGAGAATCAATACGGAATAGTATTTAGTTCAGATTTCTTTGATAATGATGATTCTTTTCAGAATTTATATATGTGGTTACATAGAACCAAAGGTGGGGTAACAACAGGTTCTCAAATTACCGAATATGTCAGTTTTGTAGAAGGATGGAGTAATTATGTAGGTAGTATAAGTAGAATGTCTAATAATGCACTTACTTTAACCAATGCTGTGATAGATTCTTTGGTGCTTAGGTTAGAACCAAATTCAGCTTCTATAAATAAATCATACTCAGTAACTGTTTTTCAGTCTGGAAACGTTGTTTATCAAAGTACAAGTGATTCAGGAATTAGAAGTTTTAATATACCTATAGCTTTACTTGCAGGTTATACTGTTCAAGTAGCGTCTAACGAAGCAGTTTCTTTTGACCTTGTTAGATGGAGTGTAGATACGTTTCCTAATCAATCAGACACTTACGATACCACATTCAATGTAGCTGAGGAATTTATATTTAATATACAACAACAAATACCTAAAATGAAGGTTATTGACTTTTTAACATCTATATTTAGGATGTTTAATTTAGTTGCTTACGTTCAAGGTGGTGAAATGGTTGTTAAAACATTAGATTCTTTTTACTCTTCATATAACTCTTACGATATAACAAAATACGTTGATGTAAGCAAGAGTCAGACAAATGTTGCATTACCTTTTAGAGAAATAGTTTTTACATATGAAGGGTTAGGCACTTTCTTAGCTAAACAACATAATCAACTATTTAATAAAGATTGGGGTAGAGAAGAATACAAGGGTAGTACTTATAGTGGAGATTCATTAAAGATATTTTCTGAAGGTATTTATAACTATAAGATACCTTTCGAACATATGAAGTTCGAGAGGTTAATAGATTTAAATACAAGTGATTTAACAGATATACAATGGGGTTTTTGTGTTGACGATAACGAATCAAGTTACATAGGTAAGCCTTTGATTTTTTATATGGATTTAAAGACACTTGCTACAGATGAAAGAATATCATTTGTTAATTCAGTAGACCCTGTAACTAACGAGCCTTCAAGCCATACACCAATTAGTTCTTACTATGCACCTGCTAATTCTGACTTAAGCAAAACTCAAGTATCAGATAGACAATCTTTAAATTTTAGTCCTGAGCCAGATGAATGGGAATTAGTTACAACAAATGAGACTCTTTTTAATAATTATCATATAAACTATATCTCAAGTGTGTTTAATGAGTCTAATAGGTTAAATAAGATAACTGCTTACTTACCTTTAAGAATACTGTACAAGTATACGTTAGCAGATAGGTTTATAGTTTCAGGTAAAAGCTATAAGATAAACTCGATAGAGACAGATTTTTATACAGGTAAATCAGAGATAGAATTATTAAGCGACATATAATGATAAGAGAAACATTAGAATTACTAAGAAATAACGAGTGGTTGATTGAAGACAAGGATGTCAATATAGCTAAAGGACTATATGAAATGCCTTCAAGTTTTAGAGAGTTAAAAACAAGTATAAAAAGAAAAAAACTAACAAATGGCAGATAATAATATAGTTTATAAGATAATTGTAGATAGTGAAAGTGGAACTGCTACAATAAGAGATTTAAAAGGTCAGATAGTAGCTACCCAAGTACCTGTTAATAAGTTAAAAGAGAACTTTAACGACCTTACTGTTTCAATTAATAAAAACAAAAATGCTACAGATGGAAATGTAGTTGCTCACAAGAATTCTGAAATTACTTTAAATGCAGAAATAAGTAAATTAAATTCGTTAAGGTCTGCTTTAGATATATCGTCTAAGGAGTATGTAGAGATGGGTAATACTATCGATTTACTTAACCAAAAGAAAGATTCTCTAAGAAGAAGTACTGAAGGATTAGTGAATTCTAATGGTATGCTTAAAAACTCATCAGGAGCAGCAACATCTGCAACTATGGAATTAGGTAGAGTTATCTCTGATGCACCTTATGGTATTCGAGGTATGGCTAACAACATTACTCAGTTAGTATCTCAATTAGGTTTTGCCACAACAGCAGCAGGTAGTTTTAAAGCAGCAATGAGGCAAATGTGGACTGCTCTTATGGGTCCGTTGGGTATAGTATTAGCTATCACTACAGTTGTTTCCTTGTTTGATGGTTTTTTTGGAGCGCAAAAAAAGGTAGAAAAATCAACAAGTGATTTAAAATCTGAATTTGAAGGTTTAGCAAGGGTTCTTAGGGATGACGTTGGTGCTTCTATTGAGGGCTATATCGAATTAATGAAGGAAAAAGCAATAATAGATGCAGAAATTGCTGATAGCTCTAAAAGGGTTTCTGATATTGAGGAAGAATTGATAAAAATTTCTAAGGATAGAACTTATTGGGAAGGAATAAAGGCAACTCAAATAGAACTTACTGGAGAGGTTCAAGAAAGAACACTAAGAAGATTAAATCCATTAATTGATAGAGAAAAAGAACTTATAGAAGAAAGAAATTCTATATATAAGGATTCTGCTGATAAAATAAATGAATTTAAACAAAAAAGAGACGAGCAAAACAAGTCTTCAATAAAAACTGTAAAAGGTTTAAAGCAAGAAATATCACTATTACAAAAACAAAGAGATAAATTATCTGAAAGCAGTGAGCAATGGCAGAAATATACTTTAAAGATAACTAATGCTGAGGAAGCTATAAAGAAAATTAAAGGCGAACTTAATAAAAATGTAAAAGAACCTCTTGTTTTTGGTTCTGTTGATTGGTATAACGATGCTATATCCTCTTTAGAAAAATTTAGAGATGCTAATCTTAAAGTAGGTTCTAAAGCATTTAAAGATGAGACTAAGATAATAGAGAGACTTAAAAAAGAATTAGAAGAATCTATTACTCCAAAAGTTAAACCAAAAAGTTTTGTAGATTCTTATTACAACGAAATCGCAGGTCTTGCAGAAATAATAAAGGATGAAGATTTTGATGAAATAAGTGATACTGCGAAGATAACAGGAACAATTATACTAAAACCTAAGATTGACAATCCAGACCCAGAAGACCTCGAGGATTTAACTTTTTACTTAGACAAATATAAGCAGTTAATGAGTGGTGTTAGCGACTTTCTTCAAGGAGAAACTGATAGGCAATTAACCATAGAGCAAAACAAAACCAATGTTTTAAATAAAGAATTAAATGATAGATTATTAAATGAAAATCTATCTAAGGACGAAAGAGCTAAGATACAAAATCAAATAGCTATAAATGATGAAGAGTTAAGGAAAAAACAAAACAAAATTAAGAAAAAAGCGTTTGATACACAAAAAGCGTTTAACATATCCATTGCAGTCGCTGACACAATAGCAGCAGGTATTAACGCTTCTAAACAAACATATGGAGGTGCTTTTGCAAAGATTGCGGCTATGACTGCCGTTATTGGTGCAGGTATGGCTCAAGTAGCAGTTATTGCGAGACAGAAATTTCAACCAGAAGCAGCATCCACACCTATTAACACTACTACTGGTGGTGGAGCAGGTGGAGGAGCATCTGAAAGAGCAGAACCTTCGTTTAACATAGTAGGTAGGTCTAACGACAACTTACTTATAAACGCTATACAAGCACAATTCGGTAAGCCATTAAAAGCATATGTAGTCTCAAGAGATGTTACTACTCAACAACAGTTAGATGGTATGATTGTAGGTCAAGCAGGTACTTAAAATAAAACAAAATAAAACAAAATAAGTTAACATAATATAAATAAGTTAAATATGGAAGGATTAGATACAATAGAATTATTTATAGACGAATCAAAAGAGGAAGATGGAATTGAAGCTATATCTTTAGTTGAGTTTCCTGCTATAGAAGAGAACTTTGTAGCTTTAAGCAAACATAAAGTAGAGTTCAAAACTATTGATTCAGAAAAGAGAATAATCGTTGGTTTAGCATTAGTGCCAAATAAGCTAATATACAGACGTAAGGGAGACTATGAGTATAATATAACGTTCTCTACCGAAACAGTAAGAAAAGCGTCTGAACTATACTTAAAACGTCTTAAAAACAATAATACAACATTAGAACACGCTGAATTTACAGGAGGTGTATCTGTTATAGAATCTTGGATAGTAGAAGACCCAGAGAAAGACAAAACTGCTTTATATGGATTGAATGCAGTAAAAGGTGCTTGGGCAGTTACTATGAAGATAGATAATGATGAGGTATGGGAAGATGTTAAGCAAGGTAAATACTTAGGATTAAGTATCGAAGGTATGTTTAGCGATAACGTAGAAGATATTGAAGAGGTTGAAGCAAGTAGTGTATTAGAAGAGATAAAGAAACTATTAACTGAAGATGTAGAATTAAAGTCTTATAGTGATTATCCACAAGGTGCAACTAACAATGCTAAGAGAGCATTAAAGTATAAGAAAGAGAACGGAAGTTCTTGTGGTACAAGTGTTGGATGGACAAGAGCAAGTCAATTAGCCAACAGAGAGCCTTTAAGTAGAGATACTATTGCAAGAATGGCATCATTCAAAAGACATCAGCAACATAAAGACGTGCCTTATTCAGAAGGATGTGGTGGTATTATGTGGGATGCTTGGGGTGGTTCAGCAGGTGTTAATTGGGCAATCAGCAAACTAAAAAAGATAGACAATGAGAGCTAAATATTGCAAATGTAAGAATACTTACTCTATAGAATGTGATAAGTACACTAAGAAAAGAAAGTGCAATGCAGATGAGTATTGGAAGCAAGGTATAGGCTCAATTCACAAGCAAGAAGAGGAGTAAAAATAAGACAGTAAATTTTTAAATAGTTATATTAATATAAATCAATAAGTATGAAAGCGACAGAAATCCTTAACAATGTCAAAGACCTTTTAAATCTTTCTAAGGAAGAATTGAAGGTAGAAGACGTTGCAGTTGAAGAGTCAGTAGAGTTATCTACAGAGGAAGTAACTGAAGAAGTAAAAGAGGAAGTGGAAGAGGTTGTACTTGCTGAAGAGCCTAAAGAAGAGGTTGTAATCGAGGAGGAAGTTGAAGCACCTGCTATGAGTTACGCTACTTCTGATGAGTTAGCAGCAGTAAAATCAGAGCTACTTTCTATGATTAAAGCATTAATCGAAGATAAGCCAATGGGAGAAGCTAAAGAAGTTCCAGAGGAGTTATCTAAACAAGAAGAGGTTGAACTATCTGAAAATGTAGAAGAAGTTGTACATTCTCCAGAAGCTGAAATCGAAAAGAAAAAGAATTTATTATCAAACCTAAACAAATCTATGACTACTGAACAAAGAGTTAATAGAATGTTATTTAATTAAAATTAGACAAAATGGCTACTACTACAAGTATTACTACAACTTACGCTGGAGAATCAGCAGGGAAATATATTTCTGCTGCTTTACTTTCAGGTAACACTATTGCAAACGGTGGACTAACTATCCGACCAAACGTAAAGTTCAAAGAGGTTGTTAAAAGATTGGAATTAGATGGTATCACTAAGAATGGTACTTGCGACTTCAATGAC